AGAATTTTGTCACCTGTAAACTTCCTTGTTAAAGGAGGCGAGCAGGATGAAAGTTCTTTTATGGGAAATGAGAACCTCAAAGGGGTTCACATTGATGAAGTTGGCGGAAAAATCCGGAATCGGAAAAAGTACGCTCAACAACATCGAAAACGGTAAGGTGTCGCCGGCATTATTTCAGCTTGAAATGATAGCGATTGCACTTGATGTCAAAATCACCGACCTGTTTGAATCCGAATACAAATAATTGTACCACACCGCCCGCCGGATGTCGGCAGCAGGAGAGACGATTTCCATAATCATGGAAATATGGCGGGGGATTTCCACAATCATGGAAATCTGTGATACAATGTGTATCGGAAAGGGAGGTGGTGTTTCCCTTGAAGTACAAAAAGGCTATCATCGAAATAGTCGAAAAGATACATAGTGAAAAAATCCTCAAGAGGATATATGAATTTGTACTGTATCTTTACACTACGGAATGAGACTGTCAGTCGGAAAGGCTGTCAGTCTTTTCCTTTTTATCGTCAAAGAGTGCTGCAGTATTTTTTATGAATTGCTTAATTGCAGCAATATCATCATCACTTGCATCAACCAAAGATTTAAAAAGAATTTTCCGAGTATCATCTTCACTTGCCATAATGCGGTCTATTTTTTTGCGAAATTCATCGTCATTCTCGACGAACATTTTTCCCTCTCCGGTTGTCAACCATATGTAATCAACGTTAAATTCCCGGCAGATTGCCTTGATATTAGCCTCTGTAAGATTATTTTTTCCGCTTTCTATTAGGCTGATTGCGGTTTTTTTAATTCCAAGACGTTCACCGAATTTTTCCATTGTTAAACCAAGAGATTTTCGGGATTGTTTTACACGTTCGCCTTGTGTCATATCTTTTCACCTCCATTCTTGCAGATAGCATATCACACGAAAAAGCAAAAATCAACAAAAAAGTTTGTTGAACAAACAAAAATATATTGACAAAGTTATTTAAGCAAATTATAATGTTTGTTGAACAAACAAAAAGGAGGTGAGGGAGACGAAAAGAGAAACGCTAAAGAAAATAGCTGAAAGGTACTATGAACGACATGGAATGTTAAGCTGCATTGGAGATAACCCGGCAACGGTAAAGAGGCGGGAAGAAAGGGATAGGCAAATGCAGCGGGTGAGAAAACTCATGGAGGTCTCGGAGGATTGCGAGACCCCGCAGGAGTTTTTGAGCGACATCGCACTGGCGAAAGAAATTGTTGAAAGTGCGATGGGAGCGGAAAAGTTTTTTTAATCTTTTCCAAATTCATAATGGTTGTAAAACTCAATAAGGCTATCAACGGTTGAGTTATACAAATCTAAAAGTTCTTTGTCATCAAGGGGCAGAGACTCCATTTTAGACATCCGGAGAATTGCAAAGTCATGGAGAATTTTATTATCCGGAATATGGAGCGAACTTGACAATTTGTATTCATTGTTATTCATGGTTTCACCTCCTGTCATTTATAAGATGGTCGCACATTTATTATATGGCAGGAGGGAGAATTGAACAAGTGAGGGGAGGTGAAAAGAGACGGAAAAGAAAAAACTAATTGAAAGGGCTGAACAATGGGAGCAGCAGTCAAGAGAAAAGCCATTGTACGGTTATCCGAGAAAAAGTCCAGAAATAGCAGAGACATCCGTTGCCATAATCAAAGCAATATGTGAGCAGGAAAACGTAACGCCATTTATAGCGAAGTGACCGATGGAAATTATAATGTAACCATAGACAACATGAAGGGGGTGAAAAAATGATTTGTATTCCGGCAGAAATCGAGATTGATGACAAGAGTATTCTTGCACAGATGGAATGTGTTACAGATGCACAATACAAACTTGAAAACGAAATGGATAAACTGCGCAAGATGATTCTTTCGACAAAGGCAAAAGAAAAGGGGGATTCCAAAGAATCCCCAGAAGGCTAAATTTCGTTAAGCAATTCATGATTGTATTGTTTAAGAACTTTAGCCAGTACGGATGAATTGATTTTGATTAACTTTCGGATGGAATCTTCAGTGGTAATGCTTTTCATATCGAGACCCTTTGCAATGTAGGAAATATCTTGATAGATTTCGTCATCATGATATGCATTTTCGAGAGCTTTTTCAAAATCAAATTCAAAATCTATGTTTGCCATGTTGTCACCTCCTCTCATATAAAGATAGTCGCACATTTATTATATGGCAGGAGGGGCAGCAGGACAAGCAAAAGGAGGCGGTGACGGTGGAAATCGGGAGAATATTGCCGACCGAGGCTGCGATGATTTTGAATGTATCACCGCAATTTGTACGGATAGCAATGCAGCAGGGCAAGCTACCAATCGGAACGGCGATAAAAATGTCCTCAATATGGACTTATCATATATCGGAAAAATTGCTTGCAGATTATTCCGGAAAGGATATTGGAAAAGAAATAGAACGAATCAGAGGAGGCGGAACGTATGACAAGAGGCGAAAAAAAGAAAGTTATTGAGAGTATGGCAGAGCAGTTTATGAGTATCGGCGACAACGAGGGTAAATCAATGGTTATCATGGTTATATCTGCGTATATGGAGGGGAAAGCAGCAGGCAAACAAGAGGAACGTGCAAAATGGTTGAATCAGCGAGGGGAACGAAAAACACATAATATATCTGATTTGCGTGAAATGACTTGTAACTAAGGTCATAGCGGAGGAATCAAGATGAAATATTTAATGGAAAAAGCTGCGGAGTTCCTGAGGAATTAGAGGGTGTAGAGGCGATATATATGAATTTTTCACCAGTACATACACATGGAAACGAGTACGAAAGTGGAGGTTTGACAGTTCAGTTTGAAAGTGGGGAAGATGAAGAACCAAAGCGAAAATTATATATATTTAACAAGGTAAAACAAGAGTGGGAATCTTACAACAAATGTGCGAAGTAAAAATGAGGAGGAAATGACATGGGATATAGAGAGGCAATTCATGAATTGGTGGACAAAATTCAATCTGAAAAAACCTTAAAGAGAATCTACAACTTAGTTTTATATTTGTGGTCAAATAAAGCACAAGATTAACGAGCTAAAACAGATTTAAAAATATTGATAATATGCCGAAACGGGGCAGCAGTCGCCCCGTCAATGACCGGATGGCGACCGGACATTCTGACGATGGCAAGCCGAGAGACAAAGTCAGTGATACCGTGAAAACATGGCAGCGGGTGAACCATGCTAGAGAGTTCATAGTCGGATGACAGGTTTTTCTTGATTTTTTAAGGTGAAAAATCAAAACACGGTAGACATCGCCGGGATAGAGGTGAGCGGTTTGAACAGACAGAGAGAACCGCCAACAATAACAAATCAGAGAGGATGTAAATAGGGAGTTATTGCGAAAGTATGGATTATAAAATGTCTTATATTAACGGAAAAAACAGAAGAGAACATAGGATTGTTATAGAAAAAGCAGTCGGGAGAGAACTTTCGGAAGATGAAATAGTTCATCATATTGATGGAAACAAAAGAAATAATCGTATTGACAATTTAGAAATAACAACAAGAAGTATTCATGCAAAAACTCATTTTGCACAGATTGACAGGAGTAAACCTGTTGTTCAAATGAGCAGGAACGACACTTTTATAAAAGTATGGGAATCAGCAAGAAAGGCATCAGAACAAACAGGAACTCATTATACAAGTATTTCAAAATGTTGTCATGGATTTTTAAAAATCGCTAATGGATTTAAGTGGAAATTTTTGGAGGATGAAAGTGATTGATATAAGTGGAACGAAAATGGATTTAGAGAATTTTAAGAACGCTTATATTTATTGTGACTGCATGGACGGGATGAAACAGTTCCCGGACAAATATTTTGACCTTGCCATTGTAGACCCGCCCTATGGAATCAAAGTAAAAAATAACATGGGGCGGAGGCATGGCACAAAGAAAAGTGATTATCCGAAAGCGTATTGGGATAAAGTCGCCCCGCCTCCGGAGTATTTCACGGAACTATTCAGAGTGGCGAAACATTCAATCATATGGGGCGGGAACTATTTTGACCTCCCTCCGGCGAAATGTTTTGTCATATGGGATAAACCGGATAAGTCTGAAAACGTGACTTTTGCGATGTGTGAATATGCGTGGACGGATTTTGATATGACCGCAAAGATATTCCGGAAATATGCAAAAGATGACTGCCGGATTCATGCCACACAGAAACCAGTTGAATTATACATGTGGCTCTTGAGGATATTTGCAAAAGAGGGAGACAAGATTCTTGATACACATGTCGGGAGCGCATCGAGCCTCATTGCCTGTCACAAGATGGGATTTCAATATGTGGGGTTTGAGTTAGACAAATATTATTATGACCTCTCAAACAAGAGGCTTGAGCAGGAAAAGGCTCAAATGTCGCTTTTTGATTTTATGGGGGGGGGAGTACAGGAACGGAGGCAAGACAGAGTGAAATTGATTTACATATGTTCACCGTATCGGGCGGATGATGATGCAATCTTGCAGCGGAATATTGAGTATGCAAGGGAATTGACAAGAGGTGTATTGCTGCAGGGCGGTGTTCCGGTGGCGACACACCTCTATATGACGCAATGCCTGGAGGAATCCGTCGAGGAGGAAAGAAACATCGGACTGGCAGCAGGGCGGGAAATCCTCCGGAGGTGCGATGCGGTTTTCGTTGGTGCGAAATATGGTATTTCCTCCGGGATGAAAGCGGAGATTGAACTTGCAAAGAAAAATAATATTCCGGTCATGTTTAATGAGGTGATGCGGGAGGTAACTTGAGGACAAAAAAGACGGCTATTGCGAGTAGCCGTCCGGTCTCAATCACGGTGTCATGTGTGCGATTGATACTATAAATATTATAGCAAATCTGACACCGTAACGCAAGCGGTATTTTCTTTAAAAGACCGCAAAAATAAAGGGTTTTCGGAGGGTTTACCGACCTTGTAATGGATAGTAACAAGTCTACGAAAACCGGGATAGAGGACGGTGTCAGATGGAGCGGAAAGGAAAGACAGGAAAGAGGAAAAAGAGGGGGATGAATTTCATCCCGTATGACTATGAGGCAGCATTTAACAAAGCGATGGGGGAGTTGAATGAATGGTTTATAGAGCAGATGTTCTCCCACGGAAAGAAAATGGTGTATGCGCTCAAGGAGATAAAGGCGGGGGAGCAGTTTGAGGTTGAGATATATCCGCAGTTCAAAAGTATGGATGAAGTACCGGAGGAGGGGCGGAGCATCAAGAGGGATAATTCAAAGGCTCAAAGGAATCTGAACGATAAGAACGCCCGGAAATATGTTGAGAGGCTAATCAACCGCAATTTCGGTGATAAGGATTTATGGATAACGCTGACCTATGATGACGCTCACCTCCCTCCGGACGGGGATATTGATGCAGCAATAAAGAATATGCAGAATTTCATCCGCCGGGTGAACTATCAGCGGAAAAAGAGGGGATTGCCGAACTGCAAATATGTGTATGTCACGGAATACAACGAGGCTGCGGAAATCCGGTGGCATCATCATTTGGTGATGGATGGTGCGCTTGACATGGACACGGTTGAAAAGTGTTGGGGTCAGAGCAGCAGAAATGAGGTGAGGAGGCTGCAAAAGGACGAAAACGGTCTCTCCGGGATGGCAAACTATATCGTCAAGGAAAAGAAAAGAATCCGGTCGGAAAAACGGTGGAACTCCTCTCAAGGTCTCATAGACCCGGACATCCGGGTTGTCCATTCAAAGCAGCCGGAAAAGGGGAAAGGCAGCTATAAGAAGATAGGGAAATATGTTGACGAAATGGTGAAGAATCAGAACGTCATTGAGGGGCAGATGAAAAAGTGGTATCCGGATTTTGATTTCAAGGATGCAGCAGTCTACTACAACGATTTTAACGGCATGTTTTATATACATGCACGAATGAGGAAAAGGAGGTCACAGACGAATGACGAGAGGACAGAGGGAAAGACATAAAAGGACGTGCAGGAGGCTCATTCTTGCGGTTTTGGTCGTTATAGTGGCAATTATAGCCACGGCAGCAGTAAAAGGCAATACGGGGCAGCAGGAGGGGCAGGAACGGGCGGAAATCATTGAGACGGGGGTTCAGCTTGAGGCGGAAAAGCGGGTGGAGGCATCCAGTATCAGCAAGGCAGCACCGCCGGACAGATACGCTGTCTTTGATAGCGTGTCAAGGGATTGGGGAGACGAGGCGGAGGGGTTCGTGTTTTATGAGATTCCTCCGGGATATGAGGAAAACGGCGGGTATTTCCCGGAAATCATGCAGATATATACATATTGCCTGTGCAAGCAGGAGGGCGTGAGTTATCCGCTCATAGTGGCGATGATTGAGAGGGAATCCGGATATAGGTTTGACTGCATCGGCGACGTTGGCGGGTCGTCCGGATATATGCAGATTATGGAGGTTTACCATGCTGACCGGATGGAGGAGTTGAATTGCACCGACCTCATGAATCCATATCAGAACGTGCGTGTCGGAATTAGTCTCATGAAAGACCTCATTGAGAAATACGGAACGGTTCAAGATGCGCTTGCAGCTTATAACTACGGTGAGACCGGGGCGAGACGGCATTTGTGGAGCAAAGGGATATATGTCTATGAGTATAACGAGGGCATCATGAGGCGGATGCGGGAGATTGAGGAGGAACTAAGGGAATGAATGTAAAACGGATTCTTGAGCGGTTGTCGTGGATGTTCAAGGTCAAGGATTGCCGTCATGTATGCCTGTTTTGCGAATATTACGACATGTGCAGGGCGGACGGAATACCGGAAAAGGAGGATAAGGTCAAATGAATATGAGATATGCAATGAGGAGCGAGGACACGGAACAAATCAATGTCGTCCAGTGGGCGGAATGGAACGCCGGGAAATATCCGGAATTGAAGTGGCTGCACCATGTTCCGAACGGTGGCAGCAGGAACAAACAGGAGGCGGTGAAGTTCAAACAAATGGGTGTCAAGGCGGGCGTGTCTGATTTATGCCTCCCGTACCCAAAGGGGATGTATTGCGGGTTATACATCGAAATGAAGTACGGGAACAACAGGCAGCAGCCGACACAAAAGGAGTTTCTTGCGGACATGGCAGCAGCCGGACATTTCGTTGTGACGTGCTATTCGGCGGAGGAGGCAGTCAAAGTCATTGAGGAATATTGCAAGCTGCCGGGGAACATGCAGGGCGAGGAGTTCAAAAGGGTGTGCGTGATGGCGGGAATCAGCGTCAAAGACCGGAGCATGAGTTTTCCGAACAATAGCATCTTGAAAGATGGCAAGGTCAAGGGAGGCGGTGCGTGATGACGTTGGAGGATTTTGTCAAGGTGATTGAAAATTCGGACAGATTGAGGATTCTCCAGGACGGGAAAGAGGTATTTGTCGGTTTTTTGGCGTTGTTAGTTCCGATTCACGGGCATGGAGGGCATGAGGTATATGAGAGCATCCGGAGGGCGGAGGTGAAGAAATTTAGAGCCGTTCCGGAGATTCGTCATAAAAAGTGGGAAGAACTGAACCTCATGAGACCGTTGCAGCCGGAGGAAACGCCGGAATTTAGTTTCAGTGACCTGCAGATGAATCTCTACTACACGATTCACATATAGAAAGGGGTGATTTGTGAAAATATGGTTGATTGTAGAAATTACAGATACCAAAATACTCCCAAAATGGAATGGTGCAGGGAGGGAGTAGATACATCATTTTGTAAATACGGAGAATATTGCCCGTTTTATGAAAAATGCAAGGATGAAGATGAACTGGAAGAACGACATTATCCGGATGAAATGTAAAAAGACGGGAGGTGAGGTCATGAGGACGACAGGAATGATTGCGGGAGCGGTCATCATCGGAACACTGGCAGCAGTCGCCGGATTTGCGTTCGTGCTTTACAAGGTCGGTGAGGATATGAACATGTATAGATGCGGATGCGGGCAGCAGGACAGAGGATTTTGAGAAAACAAGAGGACAGGAGGAAAGAAACCATGAAAATTATTGCGGTGATGTCACCAAAGGGAGGAATCGGCAAAACAACGACCGCCGATTCAATCGCCTATATTTTGGGCGAGGAACATGAAAAGAGGGTGCTTGTGCTTGACGGAGACCCGCAGGGAGACACCTCAAAGACATTCGGATGCTATGAGCCGGAGGGGATAGGAATGAGTGAACTGCTTGAGCGTCATGTGTGCGTTGGGGGAGATTATCACACGTCGGAACTAATTAAGGCGACGGAGTATTCACACATTGACATGATTCCGGCGAACGGGTATCTCATGAAAACGGATATGAACCTGCTCATGAAACAGGAGGAGAACCAAGTCACACGGCTGCGGGATGCGCTGACGGAGGTATCGGGGGCATATGATTATTGTATTTGTGACTGCGGACGGTTGCTTGACATGGTCGTTATCAACATTCTTTTGTCCGCATCGCTTGTCATCGCCCCGGTCAAGGTCGGCGGGTATGAAAACGAGGCTCTCCACAATTTAGAGGAGCAGGTCGAGAACCTCCGTGAGTTCAATCCGGAAATCCGGATAAAAGGAATAATGACGATGCGACAGAAAAACAAGACCTCTCTTGAGTTTGAGGAATGGTTGCGGGAGGCATCCGGATTCGATATGTTCATTACTCCGGTTCGGCGGTCAATCGTGGTCGAAAAGGCAACAATCGGAATGACCGTTCTCCCGAAATTCTCCCGAAACGGGATTGTGACGCAGGACTATCGGGGAATCGTGAAAGAGTTGCTTGAGGAAATGGAGGTGAGGGCATGAAAAAGATAATGCAGACTGCACCGTGTAGATTTTGCGGTCAGATGGTTCAGTTTGAGGGCGAGGCGGATTTGACAGACCCGCAAAAGGAGGAACTGGCAACAATGACATGCACATGTGACCGGGCGGTTGAGTATCAGAAAGAAAAACAGCGGAAAGAAAAAGCATTGAAAAATGTTTCCGTGCTTTTCGGAGAGGATGCAGCACCGGAGAAAAGAATCGGAGAGGGCATCGTGAACATACTGCGGGCAGCAGTAGAGGAGATTTATTCGGGCGGGCTTGCAAAGGTCGCTTTGAATCTACGGGGGGGGGCGTTAAAGCCTCTATTTCACAGAACAGCAAAGGCGAGATAAATGTGGAGCGGACGGAGACCAAAAAGCAGAAATTGACAGAATAGAGGGCGATGGGCGTGACGGAGAGGGAAATCTGCATCATGTACCGTGAGGCAAGGAACCAGAACAAACAGTTGCAGATACTGGCAGAGTTGAATGGCGTAAGCCGGAATGAAATCATCAGGATTTTGGTCAAGAATGGTGAAAAGCTGCCATACCGTGCAATCCGTCAATTGTATAAACGGTTGGATATTTTGGATGCAGAAATCTCCGAGAGGGAAAAGGAATATCGAGAAATCGTCCGGGCGTTGAACGGCGGTGAAAAAAGACAGGAGGAAAAGAAAAATGAGCGTTATCGAGGGAACGGTGACTATAAGCCTTGAAACATTGGATAGTCTGCGGGAATATGAGGCGTTATTCAAAAGCGTTCGAGGCAGCGCATCCGGATTGATTGAAAGAGTGGATTCGGAGCAGTATGAGAAGAAATGCAAGGAAATTGACGCAATGAAAGATATTTCGGACGATGAAATCACACGGCTATTAAAAGAGGCAGCAGGAACGCTGCAAATCATTGTAAATGCGTTGGTTTTTGTGTTAATTTTAGTATTCATAATCAGGAGCCAGCAGCTTTAACAGCTCCTTATCGTGATTATGGGTCAAATAGGTTTCGTTATCAAAAATCATTGTTGCGCCGCCCTCCCTGGTATAAGGCTCCCAGTTGGGCAGGCTGCCGCCGTTTGGATTACCGGTTTTGGCAAAATTAAGCCAGGCCGCGCTCATAATATCAGACAATTTTTCCGCTTCGGTCACATCGCCGCTGGGCTGCACCTTGTCAATATTATTAAATACAAACGGAATTTCCGCTGTGTGATAGGAGTTGCCCCAGGTGAACATATAAGCGTAAACCG